TTTCTTTCATTTTCTGTCTCCTTTTGGATTGTTTTCATGGGATTTTTCAATATGGCTTCTTCCGTTCGGTTCGTAGCAGTAGTATGTTCCGTGTCTCTTGTCGACCAGGAATCTGGTCTGCTCTGTCTTAGGCTTATCCATCTTCGAGTTCCTCCATCCTGATGAAAATCGTTCCCTTCTCTGCGAAGTATTTAACTACTCGGAGGTCTACGACTTGGTTATCGTCTTTCCAGAACTTCAGGAGAGTCATAACGTCTTTGATCTCCTTAACGTAGTTATCACAGTCGGGCTTCGTGGTCTTGTACGTTCCCCAGAGCTTCTTCGGAGCTTTGATGTCAAAGTAGAGGATGACTGTCAGTCTGATCGGCTTCTCGGAGGTCTGCTCCGGACGGTATCTCTTCATCTTCAGCGTGAGCTCATTCCTTAATGCCTGGACCTTCGGTTTTCTGTAGTGGTCAATATAAGGAAGGATCCTTCCATCCACTTTCTTGTATCTGATCGCCTCACCTTTCTGCTGGGCTGTCGCTCTCGGTAATCCTTCCGGGAAGTGTAAATAGAATTCGGTTTTCATCCTTCACACCTCCGATCAGGTCTCATAAGGGAGAGCTGCAGCACCGAGTGACATGGTACCTTCAGGGATTGCCAGTCCGAGTCTCTTGTCGACTTCCCGGATAGCGGAAGCTCTGAGACGGATCGCATAAGCTTTGCGGAATCGTTCAGCCGTGAACGGATCGTTCGCTGACATTGTCTGAAGTGAAGCTTCGAACTCCTTGACAGTCTCCAGAAGCGAAACAGGATAAGCCTGAAGTTTCTTATAAATCTCGGCCTTTCCACCGTAGTCCCATCCACCGCAGTCGCTTATGATGTCTCTTACGATGCTCAGTGCTTTCTCCGGTGGAACTTTGGCTGTCGCATAGAACTTGTCGACGAGGATGTCTGTGAGGTCCCTGACGCACTTTGGCGGCTGCCTGTTGTGAGTGTAGTAGTCCTTAATGAGTGTCTTAAACTGCTCGTCTGTCAGATTCTTGAAGGATGAATACCATACTTTGACCTGTGCTTCGTCCTTCGTGTCGAACTGCCATCCGATGTAACACTTCTTAAGAAGCTCGATTCCTGATATAAATGTCTGTAAAGTTAGCATTTTATCCCCCTTTTAGAATAAAAATCCGTCAATATTCTGTTTGACGATCTCGTCTATCTTCGCTTGCATCTCGTCTTTTTCCGTAACAGTGAGCCAGCGTTCCTGGTGGATATATGTAGTCGGATTCGGAATGTATTGACCGTTTTCCTTTGTCCACTGTGCTGACTGTTTCTGGATCTCGAGAGCCTGAAGGATCCCCGGAAAGACTTCTTTCAACTTCGGGATGTTCTTAAAAGCTCGGAACGAGCCCTTTTTATCTACTTTCTTTGGATAAGCAGCCCAGAATTGATTAAAAAGGACTTCTTCGTCAGAGAGAACCTGCGGAGCAGAATTTGAATCTTCTAAAGGAAAAGGGACAATAACACCACTTTCTTTAGTATTTCTTTCTATACTCTTACTCTTACTCTTACTCTTACTCTTACTCTTACTCTTACTCTTACTCTTACTCTTATCGGACAACGGGAGGACATTGTCCTGACATTGTCCTGACATTGTCTCGGAATTGTCCTCGGTTTGTCCTTGCTTCAAACGCTCTCGATATTCCTTCTTTTTGCGAGCCCATTCAGTCTCAAAACCGACCATATTCTTTACTTTTTCGATGATAATCGTGCCGTTTTTGGCAATTCTTACAAGTTCGAGTTCTTCAAGAACTTTCATCGACTTTTTCAGAACATCGACATCAACTCCTAAAACTGAAGCGAGCATTTCGTATGAGTAAGGAATTTTCGGAGAGAATCGTAATTCACCTTCGTGATCGATTGATTCGACCATCAGCTGAAGATATACGAGAACAATTCTGTGACCGTCCGGGAGCGATTCGATATACTTGATATCGTGTCTCTTGAAGAAGTCCTTCGGGAGCTTCAGCCAGTAATATTTCTTGTCACTCATTTTGCTCCTCCGATTCTTCTTCATCCTCTTCAGGTGGTTCCTTATACGGAACGACCTTCAGGATCCCTTCGTTGCCGTAGTGGTCATGGCCGTAAAATATCTTTGCTGACTCGTCGATGATGCTGTCATCCTGGTCGACTGCTTCAGTCGGTACCACTCGGACCTTATACCAGTCTGGGAGCGGATCACATTCGGCATCTGCAGCCACTCCTGAAGCTTTCGTGATGATCGTTATCTGACAGACCAGCGAGTCCTTAGAGTAAGCCCTGAGCTCTTTTGCGAAGCTCTCCACAGCGTGAGTGAGATTTGATCTTAGAACCTTATCTTTCATCTGCAGCACCTCCGATAACCTTATTCGGAAGCTTGTAGTAAGTTCCGAACAGTCCTGTATTCTTCAGGATGTGATTGATCTGAGTGATTGAATCTCTGACCGGGACCAGTTTGTCGTCGACCTGAACAAGAGACTTCGCTCCTGATGCCTTATTGACTGCATACTTTGAATCGTCAGTGATCTCCTGAAATGCTCTGATGTGATCCACGTTAAACAGGATCCGAGCACCTTTAACTCCATGTAATTGAATAAACATCTCAGCTCACCTCCGAATATTTCTCGATGAACTCCGTCTGCTTTTCCATTCTCTTGAGGTAAAGCTCTCCACGGAGCTCCGGATGATCGTGCTGGATCTTCTGACGTGTTCTTCTGATTGATTCGAACGACGGAAGGTCGAGCTTGCTATGGTTCCATAATGCCTGGCCGAATGTCAGCTGCATCGCTTCAGGCTTCAGAGTCTTAATCACATAGCCTATGACCTTGAAATCGTCATCTCTGGCTTCCTTGTGTTCTGCAAGGATCCTTTTGACTAATTCATTTAAGTCTTTCATTTATCTTCCTTTCTCTGCGTCCAGTGGCTACACTTGTTAGTCTTTTTTACGAATTGAGGCTTCGACGGTATCAAGAAACAGACTCCGTCTGACAGTAAGACTCTCTTCGGATGTTCTTTGAATGAATGACAGTTCGCACAGTTTTGATCGCACATCAGAAGCCTCCGAACTTGACATCCTTCTCCGGGGATCTGTAGTCGACGATCTCAATGACCTTCTTGTCGACTGCCGGCTTAACTGCCTTGTCAGCTCTGAGCTCGTTGAGCTGCTTCTGAAGTCTGATATTGAGAGCATTAGCCTTTCTCAGCTGCTCGTGATCGTGCTTACGCATCTCTGCCGTGAAACAGGCCATGAAAGCCATACCGACGACCATACCGACTGCGATCGACGAGATAATGATTAACGTGTTCATATAAATCCTCCCTAATTGTCTTTTGGAGTTCCGAATGGAAATACCACTCGGTAAACTTGCTTGTAACTTGTGTATGAATTGAGTTTTTTCATGTCCGGCTCGTAAAGATCCAAATGACGTTTACGAACAGCGGACCCGGTGTCTTCGATTCTGTAAATACGGCCATCTACTTCGACGTAGTCACCGAAGCGGAAATACTTCGGAACGTCAGCTGCAGCTGTCGTTATCGTTCCTTGATGAACCTTTGCTCCGGAAGCTGTTATCCTTGATCCTGTCTCAACGTGTGAGTAGGCTGTGATGTAATACTTTCCGATAGGTTCAACTGCGTAAAAGAGGGATGTCTGGATTTCTTCGAGATGATCTTCTGTCGTGTCACGCTCATGGTATTGAGTCGTTTCATCTTTCACAATGACCTCATATACTCCCAGAGTGGTGACTACTGCAGATTGAACCGCTTCCGTCTGTATGACTTTCTCCGATATCTCTTCAGGCTCACTCGTGATTATTCTGTAAAAGTGGAGAGCGGTACCTAAGAAGATGCAAATCGATGCAAACGTCAGAAGGATGTCTACAGCTGTGACGGTCTGCTCGTTCATCTAACGTAGGTGAGAACTGTGACAAGCCTTGCTCCGGGGATTGCAGGATTCTCAAGATAAAGCTCGTCTTCGTAGACATATCCCGTCTGAAGTGTGATGTGGTCGAGTGAGCACTTAAAAAACTTTCTGCTATACTCAATAAATGAGTGCCAGGCTTTCTTGTCTCTAACTGCAGCATAATCTGCAACGATGTATTTCTTCTTCCTCTTGGTGAAACCTTCATAGATTTCAAACTTTGCTTTCTTAGCCATTTGCTTTTTCCTTTCTATACTCGGTGTCGAAGTTTCCCTTCCATGCACGAACAGCTTTTTCGAGTTCTGCGTAATCGAAGCTCGGGCGGTCCATGATCCGGACGACGATGTTCGCTGCTATGGCTTTCTTTTCCGCTCTGGTGAATGTCTTGATGCCGTATAAACAGTCATAAAGTCTTTGTCTCGACATGCACCCAGCTTGTGCGAGTTCCGTCTGATTCTCGAAGTATTTGTTTAACGACGGATAAAAAGTTCCTTGCATTTTGTCCACGCTCACTGGACACACTCCGCAAAAAAAATGGCGTCTCTTTCTTCGCTGGTCATCTTCAATGCTTTTGAGATAACCTGAGCATCAGTAAGCGATATCTTTGATTTACCATTGATTTTGTCTGATGTTGCCTGTCTTGAAATACCTAACTCTACGGCTAACTTGTTGACCTCAAGACCTCTTTCGACCATAAGACCTTTCAGTTTTGCGTAATTGGTCATCTTTAAACCTCCTTTGCTTAGTGTCATGTCTTGCTTGACAATGTTAATGTACTTCTTTTCAGTTTCCTTGTCAAGCATAAATTTACACAGGTCAATGGAATATTGCAAAAGTGTAATAATCAACCTATAATCAAAGTAAAGAAAGGGGAATAATATGGAAGAACAAAAGCTGAAACGATTAGGGGAATATATAAGGCTGCTTAGGGAATCCGAAGGGCTTTCTCAGGACGAGCTCGCAAAAAAGTCAGGCTTTTCTGGTCGACAAGCTATCAGTGCAATAGAAAAAGGGAAAAATAACATCTCAATCGAAAGACTTCCTGATCTTGCTCTGGCTCTTCATACGACACCGGGGAAGTTAATGGATGTACTAGTAGAAACTAACGAAGAATCAATCACCGACGGACTATCTGCAGAGAGCATCGCAAAGCTAAAAAGCTACGCTGAATATTTAAGATCACAAGAAGGAACAAAATGACATCACCTAAATGGGACGGAAAAAGATGGAGAATCAGAGTAATGAAAGAAGGAAGAACCTTTTCCTTCTCTTCTTCCGTTCCCGGTGCGAAAGGCCGTAAGGAAGTCCAGCAAAAATATGACCAGTGGTTCTACGGTGAAGCTTCAGGATCCAAGACCGTCGGCCGTGTCGCTCAAGAGTTCCTGGAAGATGTAAAAGCTCGTCGTGGAGAGAACTCGGAAGCCTATTCTCAGTACGAGCGATATATAAGGCTCTACATAGCCCCTAGAATCGCTTCTGTGAAAATATGTAAAGTTACCCTCCGAGATTGGCAGAGCGTCATAAACGAAGCGTCAGGACGTCACAAGGCACTTTCAGAGAAAACTTTGAAAAACCTCCGAGGAATTATCAAGGGAATCATCAAGTTCGGATATGAAGATTATCAGTGCGAGCTCCTCCGAGGAAATCTGTATATTCCGAAGGGCCATTCCCGGAAAGAAAAAGAGATCCTTCAGAAAGATGATGCCAGGAGACTGCTCGAAGAGTCCGATTTATGGTATCATCCGCTCTTCTGCTTTCTGCTGCTGACAGGTATGCGACCGGGAGAAGCTTTAGGGCTTCAGATCGACGATGTCAGGGGAAGCATCGTAACGATCAAGCGGTCCGTTAATGCTTCAGGCCAGATCACCGAAGGAAAGAATGAAAACGCTCGTCGTGTGGTCCCGATCGGGAATATGACCAGAGCGATCCTGGATAAAACCATTCAGAGAAACGATGAATATAAGCTGCACACGAAGTGGATCTTTTGCAGTCCTGATGGTTCAATGGGAAATCAGTCGACCATGAGAAACCACTGGGAGAAGCTGAAGAAGGAGCGGAATCTTCCGGGAACGGTCTATTCCCTCCGACATACATTTATATCGATGATGAAGAATGTTCTCCCAGAGCAGTCAATCAAGGACATCGTCGGACATTCCGTCTCGATGACCACCTTCGAGACTTATGGTCACTTTGTCGACGGAGATCAGAAGCGAGCAGCTGAGATAATCGACCTCACCTTTGGTCAAAATTTGGGACAAAACGAGTCCACAACTGACGGACTCTGACATACCGAACACGGTGAAAGTCCACGTCTGGCGGTCATTTTGTCCACTGGTGGACAAATCTCAAGGAGTTCGATTCTCCTCATCTCCACCAAAGAAAACCGCTCAACCGCAAGGGTTTTGCGGTTTTTTCATTTTCTCTTGGTCAAATTTTGGTCAAATGTTATAATAAAATTATCTTTCTTACCGGTATAGGGCTACACCGGCTAGCCTCCGTCTCATTGAGCGGAGGCTTTTATTTTTCTCTGCAGCTGATATAATAAAGTCACCTGAACTTTTAGTTGAACGTCAAACAGACAAAAGAAAAGCCCCCAGCCAATCGACTGAGGGTTTTTCTTTTTTTTGGCCAAATGAAAAACCCCTCCGACATTTAAGTCGAAGGGGCTCTTCAGGAGGGTTATATATGAGAAATCTAAATATCACCCTTTTAAGACTCAGCCTCCGAAGAGACTGAGTCCTTGAATAAGGGAAAAAGCATAGACAAGTGTCTATCGTAAGTAGGATTTCGAACACCAGAGATCACCGGATATTTTTATCCAATTCCCTGATTCCTCGATCGCTGTGACCACCGCACCGTTCCACAGTCGGCCCTTTTCCTCATAATCCGTGGACGGACCTGTTCTGAGTGCTAAGAAGTCTCCGACCTTGACGGTGTACTTCTTCGGCTCTGGTGTAGGTGTAGGCTCAGGAGAAGGTGGATCAGGTTCAGGTGACGGAGCCGGGACTGTCGGAGTAGGTGAAAGATAATATCCGCTGACATATCCTCCGTTCACTCCGGCCCATGCTGTGCAGCCGTTGATGTTCTCACCTTCGACGATGTTTGTCGAGATGAATGTCGAGCCCTTAGCAAGCTTGTCGATCTCCTCCGACTTGCTCGTCGGATTCTTCCTGACTGTAAGAGGCTGATACTGTGTAACGACGGTATACTGGTCCTTAACAGGTGGAGCAGCATCATACTTGATAAGATGACATTTTCCCCAGTAGTCCCATCCACTCAAAGTCGACTTAACTGTTCCGTAAGCGTGACCTTTAGCCTCGACTACGGTTCCTTTGTTATCGACTACGACACCCATGTGAGTCTTCGTAGTGTCGTTTCCTTTGAATACGCAGATTCCGACCTTTTCAGCAGGGATCGTTCCGATCTTTCCCTTCGAAGTACACTTATTATAAAAAGTCGTAGCTCCGAAGTCCTCCGAAGACTTATAGCTCGGATTCTTATTAGTCATATTGTCGGACCATAAGAACCACTTCAGAAGCCCTGCACAGTCTGTGACTCGCTTTCCGTAGTCATCAGTGAAGGTGTTCTTTGACCAGGAGTCATAATACTTCTTATTTTGAGGCTCGCTGCGTTTGGAATTATATAATGCCTCTGACGCTACGTTTCCATAACAGGCGAACCAGTAAGGAGCTCCCACGACGCTGAGACAGAACGTCGCCAGGTTCGCAGCAGTTCTGTCTATTGCCATGATTAAATACCTCCGAGATAGCTCTTCATTACCCACTGATCCTGGCCGATCCTGACGAAGCCATCCTTCTCTTCGAGAACTTCGACCTCGGTTCCAGCTTTGAGCTTTCCGTACTTAGGGGCCTTAGCATCGGGACCTGTCCTGACATTAAGTCCCTCTTCAGGAAGAACTGTTGCAATTTTTACATAAATGCCCTTTTCTTCAGAAGTTACAATTTCTTCAGAAACGATCGGTTCGACAGGCTCCTTGACCTCGACCACTTCAGACTTCTTTGAAGTCTTCTTTGATGTCGTCTTCTTGGGAGCTGTCTTTCTTGTGGTCTTCTTTTCTTCAGCCATTGTTATTTCCTCCGTTGAGCTTCTGATATTTCACAGAGCTAATTCCGAGCAGAGTACAACCGCAAGTGATAACTGCAGTTAATGAAGCTGCGATCTGCTCTGTATAAGGCCAGCCCCAGATCATAGCCAAAGTGATATACAGAGTTGTGAGTGCCGGAAGGACTACTGAAAAAGTCCATTTCAAAGCGTCATAAGTCTTATTGTTAATTTTCATAGCGGATTTCTCCTTCCTCGTCGTAGATTTCCCGAACTGTGTCCAGGAGTGTGTTTTTTTCGTATTTAGTCGGATTCGAAAAGTAAGCTCTTAAGAACTCACCCACTTTTCCCTTCTTAAACGACTCATCTGTCGTGGAGATATAAGGTGTGTCCGGAACCGTTTCCAGATCGTAGACCTTAACGTCTCTCATGTAGCTGCACTCGATTTCATACCAATTTCCATAGAACGAACGGAACATTTTCAGTCCCGGATATTCCTCGAAGAGCTTTTCGGCTTTCACTCGGTTAATCAGGAATGGAATGTGAAGTGCAAAACAGAGCGAGTCCTTATTCAGATTGAATAAGGATGCTCTAAGAGTTTCAAGGCTCCGGATATATCCAGAGCCTCGAGGGTTTTTCTTTTTCATTTCGACGACACGTCTTTCGAGCGAACCGCTGAAGTAATTCATATCGGATCTGACAGGATCCATTATGAAGAAGTCATCATTGAAGAGCCATATATCCTCGGTCAGCTCATCATTGTCCAGAACTTTCTTAAGCGAGTGCATCGATCGCTCCCACTTAGTCGCTCCTTCCTGAGTGTCAGGAATATAGATGTCAGGCTTGATGTCAGACGGACATCCACCGACGATGACGAGCTTCCGATAAGGAAAGTTTTGAACGACTGACCTTATCGAATATTTCAGCTCTTCAGAGTCACAATCATT